AAAACAAGAGAATGACTTATGTTAAAAAATATTATGACGCTATTTCAACTTTTAAAATTAATATTCCTACTCCCGTTATGGCTGGTGTACGGACTCCTATTAGGCAGTATGCTTCTTGCGTGTTGGTTGATGTTGATGATACTTTACCTAGTATCTTTTCCTCTGATATGGCTATTGGCCGTTACGTTGCCCAAAGAGCAGGAATTGGAATCAACTCTGGAAGAATACGATCTATCAACAGCCGTATTAGAGGAGGTGAGGTACAACACACTGGTGTTATCCCTTTCCTTAAAAAATTTGAAGCAACTGTTAAGTGCTGTACTCAAAACGGCGTTAGAGGCGGTTCGGCAACTGTTCACTTTCCGATCTGGCACGGTGAAATAGAAGATATTATTGTATTGAAAAACAATAAAGGCACCGAAGACAATAGAGTTAGAAAATTAGATTACTCAATACAGTTATCAAAACTATTTTATGAAAGATTTATTAACAATGAAGATATAACTTTATTTTCACCACACGAAGTACCTGAACTATACGAAGCTTGGGGTACACCAGAATTTGACGAACTATACAAAACTGCTGAAAGAAAAACTAGTGTAAAGAAAAAGAAAGTATCAGCACAAACTTTATTCTTTGATATGTTAAAAGAAAGAGCAGAAACAGGTCGTATTTACATTATGAATATTGACCATTGTAATTCTCACTCTAGTTTTAAAGACTTAGTTAGAATGTCAAATCTATGTCAGGAAATTACATTACCTACTGACCCCATTCAACACATAGACGGTGAAGGAGAAATTGCTTTATGTATTTTATCTGCTATCAATGTTGGTACAATCAATAAAAGAGATGAATTAGAAGAACTTTGTGATTTAGCTGTAAGAAGTTTAGATGAAATTATAGATCATCAACAATATCCTGTTAAGGCGGCTGAAATATCTACAAAGGCAAGAAGAAGTTTAGGCATTGGTTATATTGGCCTTGCTCACTATCTTGCTAAAAAAGGTTATAAGTATGACCAAAAATTAGCTTGGCGACAAGTTGATAAATTATCAGAAGCTTTCCAATATTATCTATTAAAGGCAAGTAATCAAGTAGCTAAAGAAAAAGGTGCTTGTGAATACTTTAATAGAACAAAATATTCCGATGGTATCTTACCGATAGACACTTACAAAAAAGAAGTAGATGAGATTGTTAATCGAAACTTTACTTACGATTGGGAGTGGTTACGGAAAGAAATAAAAGAGTCAGGCCTCCGACATAGCACACTCTCGGCTCAAATGCCATCAGAATCATCTAGCGTGGTTTCTAATGCTACAAACGGCATAGAACCACCTAGAGATTATTTGTCAGTTAAGAAATCTAAAAAAGGTCCTTTAAAACAAGTTGTGCCTGATTATAAGAGATTAAAAAACAATTATACTTTATTATGGGATATGAAAGGTAATGAAGGATATATAAATGTAGTTGCTGTGATGCAAAAGTATTTTGACCAGGCAATATCAGGTAACTGGTCATACAATCCTGAACAATATGAAGACAATCAAGTACCTGTGTCTGTTATGGCACAAGACTTATTAACTACATATAAACTTGGTTGGAAGACTTCATATTATCAAAATACATATGACGCTAAGAAAGATGTAGATGAACCATCCCATCCAGTTGGTTTCCACGATAATGTGCCTGAAGAAAAACCAATAGAAGAAGATGACCAGGAAAACTGTGATTCTTGTACAATATAAATGGAAAATCCTATTTTAATACATAAACACCTCATTGTGAGGGCTGAAATTAACAATCCTCCTAAAGATGTTGAATATCTAAAAAGTTGGATGTCAGATTTCATAAAATTTATAAATATGAAAGTTATGTTAGGACCTTATGTCGCTTACTGTGACAATGTAGGTAATAAAGGCATAACTGGAGTTGCTGTGATAGAAACTAGTCACATAGCAATTCACGTTTGGGATGAACCCAATCCTGCTTTGATGCAACTAGATGTTTATAGTTGTGCTAATTTTGATCCATATAAGATTGCGGAAAAGATTAAAACTGATTTTTCGGCTGTCAAATGTGATTACAAATTTTTAAATAGAATTACAGGTTTAAAATCAATTAAATTAAATAGGGATAAATTGTAAAAATGGTTAAAAGTGTATTAAACAAAGATAAGAATTTAGACTCTACAAAACAACCAATGTTTTTTGGTCCAGATTTACAAATACAAAGATACGATAATATGAAGTATCCTATATTTGATAAATTAAACCAACAACAATTAGGTTATTTTTGGAGACCTGAAGAAGTATCTTTACAAAAAGACAGAAACGATTACCTTGATTTAAGAGATGAACAAAAGTTTATCTTTACATCTAATTTAAAGTATCAAACAATGTTAGATAGTGTACAAGGTAGAGGTCCGTGTTTGGCCTTTTTACCATTTGTATCATTACCAGAATTAGAGGGTTGTATTGTAACTTGGGACTTTATAGAAACAATACATAGCAGATCATACACATACATTATTAAGAATTTATATCCTAATCCTAGTGAAGTATTTGATACAATCATAAAAGACGAAAAGATTGAAAAGAGAGCCGCTAGTGTTACTAAAACTTATGATGACTTAATTAAATTAGGTTATCAATGGACATTAACACCAGATAAAGTTGATATGTACGAATTGAAAAAGAAACTATACCTAGCAATGGTATCGGTAAACATACTAGAGGGTTTAAGATTTTATGTATCATTTGCTTGTAGTTTTGCCTTTGGCGAATTAAAGAAACTAGAAGGCTCAGCAAAGATTATATCTTTTATTGCTAGAGATGAAAGTCAACATCTAGCAATGTCACAAAGAATTATTAATAATTGGAAAGATTACGAAAACGATAAAGACTTTTTAAAGATAATAAAAGAAACAGAAAAAGAAGTTTATCAAATGTATGATGAAGCCGTACAAGAGGAAAAAAGGTGGGCAACTTATCTATTTTCTAAAGGATCAATGATAGGTTTATCAGAAAAATTATTACATCAATTTGTAGAATATATGGCAAATAGAAGAATGAAAGCCATACAATTAACACCTGCTTACGATCAAAAAGCAAATCCATTACCTTGGATTGACCATTGGTTGAATAGTAGATCAACACAAAATGCTCCACAGGAAACAGAAATAGAATCATACGTCATTGGTGGTATTAAACAAGACGTAAAAAAAGATCAATTCAAATCGTTTAAACTATAATGATAGAAAAAAGACAAAAAACTTGCTCTAGTTGTGAAACTAAATATACTATAGAATGGGATATAAATGTCCAAGATTTAGAACCTTTGACTTGCCCATTTTGTGGACACGAAGTTGAGGAACTAGAAGATGAAGAAATTTGGTCAAACGAAAAACCAGAATCCGAAGACGATAATTGGAATTGATTATAGTTTAACAAGTCCTGCTGTATGTGTAAATCACAATGGCAAGATTAACTTTTACTATTTAACAAGTAAAAAAAAATATGTAGGTGAGATGTCAAAAAATATTATTGGTTGTGAACATAAAGAATATAAAACACCTATTCATAGGTTTAGTCAAATATCAGATTGGGCATTTGATATAATTAAAGAAACTTTCCACTCATCACAAAAAATTTATATAGAAGGATATTCCTTTGGTTCAAAAGGTAGAGGTATATTTCAAATAGCTGAAAATTGTGGTATACTTAAATATAGATTACAAGAGTTTGGTGTAGATTATGAAACTGTTGTACCTAGTGTAATTAAAAAACAAGCTACAGGAAAAGGTAATGCTGATAAAGATATGATGTATGAGTCTTTTTTAAAAGAAACTAAAATAGATTTAAAAAAGATATTTGATACAGATAAAGTTGGCAATCCTATATCTGATATTGTTGATAGTTATTATATACAAAAGGTTGGTAATGAAAATAGTACAATTTGATAAATCAAAAGCTGTTACTTCAATAGTAAACGCTTTAAAAAATAAACACGAGATTATAGATTTATCAGATGTGGATAGTTTTAATTATAAACATTTTTATGATATTAAAACTTGTGACTTTTTTTTAAATAATGGTACATTTGGTAGTGAACATCCAAAAAGAGTATGGTTGCCAAATAGTGATAACCATAAAATGGCTGTAATGAATCATAGAAATGATTTAGTGAATATGTTTGCTCATCATTATAATAAAAAAATAATTCACGTAGAAAGTGCCACACTTAGTAGAGTAAAATGTAATTATATTAACAAATTTTATAAAGAGATAGCTCCCAGATTTTATAGAATGGGTTTAAACCATTGGGTCTATAGTAAAACAAAGTGGTGTAAACCTATTGAGGGAAGATTAAAAAGAAATTTAAGTTTAATTGAACACGAAAACAGTTTTAATTTCTTAAACATATTTAATCACCAATGGAAAAATAACAAAGATGGTTATGTTTTAATATTACCAGGATTAGAAGATGACCCTACTAGTTCCGTTCCAGTTGAACAATTTGTTACACAATCAGTAGAAATAATTAGAAAACACACAGATAGAAGAATTGTTATTAAAGCACACCCTCATAGTAAATTGAATTATAAAAATCTAATAAGTAGTAATGTAACAGTTATGACAGGTTCAAGTAGAATTGTTGATTTTAAAAATGATATATATTGTGCTGTGCTTGATAGTAGTACGAGTATATTTGAATTAACAGAATTAGGTATACCTACGATTACAACCAAACATAGTTTTGGTAGTTTACTAGGTAATACAGATTTAACAAAGGTAGAAAATTTAGAATATAAAAGTAAAAGTGAAGTTTTAGAATGGTTTGAGAAGATGGCTTCAACTGAATTTTTACTAAGTGAATTTAATGATGAAAAATTTATTTTACCAAGAATTATGGAGTTATTAAATGAGTAATATAAAAGGCTTACCAAAACATTT